ATTTAAACTGTTGTCAAGACAGTATAATTTTCACATTGTTCTAAGTTTATAGATGCATTTACATCTCTATCATGAATGATATGACATTCAGGACATGTCCAAGAACGGTCATTTAGTTTCAAATCGTTGTTTTTATAACCACATTCAGAACATAATTTACTAGACGGATAAAAACGTGGAGCCAAACGAAGTTCAATTCCAAGTTTTTCACATTGATGCTTTAAAAACAATCTTGACATAGACCATTGCGCTTTAGAAATTGATTTTGATAAATGTTTGTTCTTCATTAAGCCTTTTACATTCAAATCTTCAATAACTACGAAACTTGGCTTTTGTTTCAAAATTGATTGAAGTGCTTTTTGATTGTAATCAGTTCTAATTCTAGCTATACGTTCATGAAGTTTATTTACAGCTAATTGTTGTTTGGTCAAATTTTTACATTCATCTAACGGTCTTATCCATTTAAAACGTTTTAACTGACCTTTTTTCTTACCTGTTTTATAATACTCTTTATCCGTCATGTTGTTTTCATATTTCCTAGATAACGCACGTTGTTCTCGCCTTAACTTCTTTTCAAGTTTTTTGATTTTACTTGACTTATTAATAGACGGAATTGTTTCATTTTTTGTAATGAATTGGTCTTTTAACCCAAAGTCAATACCAATACCTTGATTTGAAGTTGGAATTCGTTCATCTTTTGCTTCATGTGTTAAACAAGAAACATAATAACGTCCGTTTTTCATAGATACGGTTACTGATTTGATATTATTTGGGATGTAACCAAATTCTTTCAAACGAACCCATTTTAACTTAGGCAAGAAAATTCTATGTCGTTCAACTTTAATAGTACCAATCAAATAAAAACTATTGTCTTTGTTTTTCTTTTTAAATTTAGGTTTACCTTTATTACCTTTCAGGTAATTCCAAATAGCTTCATTCGCATTCATAATAGCTTGTTTAACAGCTTTACTAGGGGATTTCACTAACCAATCAGGTCTTTCAGGGTCATTATTAATTATTTTTGAAAAATCATAACCTGAAATAATACTTTTATTTTCTGCAATGCGTTCAAAATTTAATTTTATAAATTGATTATAAACATATCGAGTATTCCCAAACGTTTGATGGATTAGCTCAATTTGTTTTTTATTTGGTTTAATTTCTGTTTTGTAAGCCTTCATCTTTTCGTTTCGTAATCAATACACCTTTACAATCTTGATGTTATAATATGTTACGTTAATATCTAAACGTTTAGCCATATCGTTTCATCTTATCCTAGGTATATTTAACACAATCTAAAATATTTATCAACAAACATGTGTGCTGTTTTCAATACTCCCATTTAACTCTTTTAATTTTTGTTCAAATGAGGTATCTTCATAAACAACGTCTGGTCGAACAATTGTAATATTGTCTCTGACTTCTGTTCGCCGGATTATCGTTTCTAAAGGTAACTCAAAATGATAATAGACAACGCCAGAGTCATAAATCGTAAACTCACGATTTTCTTGAGTGTATTTGATTCCATTTGGTACAGATGTTTGTTCGTAACCTGTAGCCTCTAAACGGTTTTCAAGCACTTCTTTTTGTTGCTCTGACATGAACTTGTGTTCATCTAATCCATCAATCACATTGAAAGCATGTTTGTTCAACATCTTTGTGACTTCGGTTTTGTCCTCGTGGGTCATTGCACCACAGTATGTGACGTTTGCATCAGCTCGAATTGGGATAACTCGTACATTACCTGTTTCAGCATACGTTGTGATAGGTTTGTCACTGTATTGTGGTGTCATTGAGTTATCTTTCAATTGATATTGATAAAAATCATCGTGTTCACCGCCATATGACGATGTTAATGGAATATAGGTTAATTCATCTTCAGTTACAGAAATAACCATTACAGGTCTGAACTTATAAGTCATACCCATAGAATCACGCACCTTATAACCACGCACATCATATACAGAATAACCGTTATAATATTCAGGCATATTTTCTTCAAATGGAGCCCGAATTTGAATTACATCACCATATTCTAATGTGTTGTAAGGTACTTTGACTTTTGTTTGAGTGTTTTCCATATATTAACCTGCAGTTTCCTGCTTATGTCCTTTCATCTGATTCGATGCTACTACTATTATAACATCAGTTTTACGGTTTGTCAATTTTAATGACTTGAGGAGACTAGTTTGTCTCCTCAGTCTTTTGGGGTAACAAAAGTACAACTTTGATTTGTACATCATCTGGCCAATTACTATTTTTGTATTTTGTTCGGGTTTCAATCAACTTGAACGTTGGTTCTGTGACTGTTGAACTTTCACGAACCTCTTCAATTTCGTATTCGGTTTCTTTTCCGTCATGAAGTACGATTTTGCCACCTTTATAGGCGTCTGTTGCGGTCTTGATAAGACCTTTTGTATGACTGACAACTAAAGCGTTGTATTGTGTCAACTCAAATTCTGTTGTGTTATTTTTGACAATATCAACATCTGTCATTTTATAGGTCTGTACGACTTTTGGGCCAACAGTTTCTGTTTCTGGAAACATGTTATCAGCAAATGGATGTAGGAGTAAAAAAATAATCCCAATGACAATAATGGCGCAGCCATCAATGATGTCATCTCCATACATACGTATATAATATCTGTGGCGGGCTGTTGATTGGTAAATAGCTGTACCAATACCTACAATGATGATAACGATACCTAATATTAACATAGCTGATTTCATTACTTGATTTCCCCCAGTTCTGTTGGTATTACAAGAACAATGGTTGTTTCAATATTGTCTTTCATGTGTGGATGATTGTACACTGTTCGCTTTTCAATGATTTGAAAAACGGGTTCCTTTACAGATTTGGATTCACGTACTTCATCAATTTTATAAGACTTTTGAGTCTTACGGTCAATAATCGTACCACCTTTATAGGCCTGCGTTGCTAAATTTAAACGGCCTTGTGTATGTTTCCAAACTCCAAGGTTTTGTTCAGTAATGTCAAAAGATACAGATGCCGTTTTTGTGATATCCACATCGTTTAATGTATATGTTTTTACAACCTTTGGTGCAAGTTCTTGTGCTGGATGTGTCGCCAAAGCATGAATTCCATAAATTAACGATGGTAATGTGATAACCAGTACAATAAAGGTCATAAAACGACCGTGTGGTATCTTGTCACTTGATATAAGTGTGATTTGCATATACGTTGCAAAATAAGCAAATAAGACAAATATTGCTGTTGCAGCATGAAGTGTTGGATTTAAGATGTCCATAGTTTCTCCTTTATAATGGCTTATACATGAGTAAAGCTAGTCCCATTAAGGTAAAGACCATTGAAAATGGCAAGACAGCTTCTGTTGATAATTCATCTTTTAATTGATATGCAACCATACCAACAATAATGAAAAATGCACCAAATAATTGCAACATGTGCTAATAACTCCTGTCATAAAATTTTGGGTACTCCCGAAAAAAAATAAACCCCGTTAAGAGTTCCTAAAAAGAGTATGAGGAAAATTCCCCATACTCTTAGCGATGATTCTTAAATGTCCGGTTCATGCCATCGCTCAAACCGTCTGTTGCTGCAAGTCCCATCATAATTCCGAATGGAATTGCTAGGACGAAAAATACACCAGTAACAAGGAGTACAACAGTAATGATTGCTGTAAACACCCATTTAAGAATCTTAAAAATTGTTTTCATAATTATTTCACCTTTGTTTTCAGATTGATTACCTCTTATTGAGGCTTTTTATCAATTTTCGGTTTTGGTGGTTTCAATTCAATATGGTTGAAGACGAATCTTCAACGATGCTACTCTACATTTACATCTTCGGTTGACTTATCGAACCTGAAATCTTTGAACACAGGGAACCGTAATGATTTGTTTCCAAAACGGTCTTGACTTTGTTCAAAATATTGAATTTCGACAATACACCCGATATATTTATCTTGATTTTCCCAAATTTCTTTGCGGAGTTCTTCTGTCAGTCCGCTACCGACTTGGACAATGTTGTCATCGTCCAGTTTAACATTGATAGATTGTAACATACCTGCAAATTTACCATCGATGGCTTGATTAAAACCAACGATTTCTAAATCTGCTGTATGCATTTTTTTAACCTTCAACAATTCTGTTGAACGTTTGGTACGATAGTACCCTTCAGCGTAGTTTAACATGACACCTTCCCAACCATGCTCAGTCGCATGATTAGACCATTCAGCTATTTCATCTTTTGTGATAACAGCTAAAACAGGTACCACTTCAACCCATTGAGTTGATTGCAATGTGTCCAACACTTGTCTACGCTCAGTATAAGTGTTGGTGGACATGTCAGAGTAATAAAACTCTTGCAATGGTACAATATCAAATAAATGATATCGTATATTTTTCTTTTCCCCGTCTTTACGTAACACTTTAGATGTCTCACGGAATAACACATCTGATGGTAAATCTTTATCTAGTAATAATTCACCATCAAAAACTAATCCTTGGGGGTGTTTTGCATCTAAGTCATTGATTTGGACAAACTCTTTTACAGAAGAACAAAGGTCATCCAGACCTTCAATACGTTGTCCCTTTCGACTAAAAACTGTGACGTTGTCATTTTCGTAAGTAATGATACCACGAAAACCATCAAGTTTTTGTGTTACATAGAACAAATCGTCATCACCATAGCGGTCAATTTGACGAGTGGTTGATGTTGCCGTAATCGCTTTATCATAAGGAAATGCCAGCTGCACCTCAAATACAGGGATTAAGTTATCCTTAATAGCTGTATTGATACTTTTTGCAGACACACCTAAAACTAGTGTTTTTGACACCAGTTGTGATAATATCTCTTTTACTTCATCATCATGTGTGCTTAGATAACCTTGCACAATGCTTAAGACTTCATCTGAACCTGTGTTATTGTCGATTAAATAATCAAGCAATTCTTTTAGGTCAGTAATTTGTCTGTCGGGAGTCACTTCACGAGACATCTTTTTGGTAGACAAACCAGTTACAATAAATGGATTATACAAAAAGTATAGAACATCCATAAATAAAGGATTTGTCTGATATTTCTGAATAATTTCAGTTTTAGCCTTTTTAGATGACTCATCACGTAACTCGTTTAAAGAACTGATTAATTCGTTCATTTAGTGATGACCTCATATTCGTTTACAACAGCACCCGGACGAGCAGGCATCAACACTTCAGAAGATAAGAGGTTGTGTTTAAACATGAGAAAAACACGTGTTTCTTCTGTCGCTGTTGTTTCAAAATATTCAAAACGACTAACATTTGGTGACATTGCTTTAATGTATTCATCATGAAATGATTGGTCTGTGTAGTTATCAATCAGAGTTGCTACAGCATTTTGAATGATTTGTCTTGCCCCTGAAATATCATTGATATTTTCAATTGGGTGTGTGGTTGTTGTATGTTTCAAATATACTGTTACTTTATCTGCAACAGCATTTGCATTTTCTAACATGTCTTCCACATCAGATTCGTCCATAGTGATTTGACAGTATGGCAAGATATGTTGACGTTCTAATTCATTACCGTATTCATCGTATAAAACGTAATCACGTGACATCCGGAAATTAATGTCAAGATTTTTTAGTACGTGATAGTGCATTTGTTGTGTCTCCATTCGTAGTTTTCAATTCAATTTTTTTCAATTCTTTTACCCCATAAGCGGTTGTTCGGAAACCACTTTTATCTGTCCTGCGACGGTATTTGCATACTTTCGCAGTGCATGTCAGTAAATCGTATTGCTTCTTACCAAATAACTTTTTGACTGAAGCAGGCATTGAATCTTTTGAAAGAAAAATATTCAAATGGTCAATCGGTTCAGGAATTTGGTCAATGTGTACATCTTTTAAGGTCACCTGATATTGGACAACCTTACGGCGTTTGTGGCCGTGTATGTCTACAATCGTACCCGTTAATCGAATACGCTTGTCTAAAAGTTTAGCCAACTGGTCTCTTGAGTCTTTTGAAATTGTCGTTTTCATACATCTATTTTTTTTCTCCATTCATTTTCGTAATAAGAAGTCGCATAAACTGCATAAATATTCATGAATCAAATAGGGCTTGGGACTTTGTCCCATTTACTCTTGTGTATACAAGAAGTCCATAAATATTCATAAAGTGAATAGGGTTTGGGACAATGTCCCATTTTATTCGTATGTATATACGAATTTATGCAGAATAATGAATATTCGTAAATATTCATGAATTGAATAGGGTATGGGACTTTGTCCCATTATCGTCTTGTGTATACAAGACATTCATAAATATTCATGAATTGAATAGGGTTTGGGACAAAGTCCCATTTTTGTTCGTATGTATATACGAACTCCCACTTCTCATTTCGTTAGATGAATGGGGAAATGTGTCTTGACACATTGATTGGGGCTTCGCCCCCAAGACGCAAGTCGTGTATACGACTTGCGAAACGAATTAAGCTACAAGAGATGCCAAATCTAATAAAGCATCTTTGTTGGTAACTTGTAGGTTAATATAACGTTCAATAATGGTAGCAGTCATTTTTGACCGAAGTTCTGTTTTTGTCAACTCATTGGCATCATCTAACAAAGGTAATGCCAGTTTGCGAAGTTTGGAAACTTTTTTCTGCGTCACTTGAGTCAATAACAGGTCAATATATCGAACATATCCTGAATAGTTTACATTTGTTTGTGATTGGAGAATTGTCACATGGTCTAAATTTAGACCCGTAAGTGTGATAACAGGGATTAAAAGTCCATATTCATCAATTAACTCTTCTAATACGGTTTTTTCAGCAGTTTTTAACCAATTATTCATTTCCACATAACACTCAGACTTCTCAATTAAGTCATCTGACTCAGAAATGTGTGGTGCGTTGTGGTTTTCCATGAACAGGTTTACATTTTTTATTAAATCTTGCATATTTAATTCTAACAAGGAAACCTCGTTTCTACAAAGGATTTACGATGTCTGGTTAAGGATTCCCCTTATGCTCTTCCTAGAAAAGCCTACAGAAATCCCTTAACACCCAGTTTTGAGGTATTTTCAGCACTTTACCCCACATGGGTTCGTCCAAATGTGCTCAAATAATATTTCTCAAATAACATCATTTCAATCACTCATATAAACCCACATACTTAACTCATAATCAGCCTTTGATGTGACTCTAAACTGGTTATGGGCAATAGCACCTAACAGGTTGGTGAAGTATTTGTCATCAGTAATCCAATCATTGTTACGAAGATAAGACGCTATAACAGGTCTCAATTCGTCTACCATTTGGGCTTTGACATATTTGATACCCCACCAAGTATTTCCCGTATCTTGACAATATTGTCTAAACTTTTCTTGACTAAATCCAGAAATAATGACTTGGTCATGTGTGTGGTGCCACTCAGCTACAATTCCATGATTGATTGGATATGCATTTAAGCTCGAATACTCATACTTAACCAAAATACGAGCCAAATACATAATAGCCGGTGCCCCAACACCATACTCTGCCCGTTTACGTAGCACTGTGTCAGCGTCATAAATAGCAGCATAGTCTAAGTCTAACTTGTCCAAATCTTGAATATTGTCACCATTTAGAAAATGATAGACTAATTGCTCGGCGGCTTCAAGCGCTTCATCAGACAAACGAAGTTCATAATTGTCTAAGATTTTAACAGGAACATGGTATTCATCGCCCACTTTTTCCCCAACTAATGACAAGTCATAACGAGTATTGACAACAATTGGGTCTGTACGCTCAAGGTCATGGGCTTCTGCTAAAAGTTGTAGAATTTTATCACGCACGTTTTACGTCCACCTTAATCATTCGTTTTTGGAATTTGCGTACAGTAGGGCCAAAGGCTTTAATTAGGAGTTTGCGAAGTTCTTCACCTTGAGGATATTTCATAAAGGCTTGCTTAGTTGAGTCAATATACAAGGCACCATCGGATACACGCATATTGGACAATTCGCCCTCAGCTAGAGCTAGTTGAATATCTTTTTTGATTTCACTAGTGTCTGTTACACCACTAATTTCAGCTAATCCGTCAATAGCTTGAACAATGTCATTGTTTGCCGCCGCTTCCACTTGACGTGAAAGGGTTTCTTCATCATTACGTTTCTTATCTTGAGTAGATAATTGACCGTCTGTGATGGCATCTTGAAAAGCCTCATGGTCGTAGTCGTCATAAGTGAAGAGATATTCATTTGTGGTAAACACGTTTACAAAGTAGTTGGCAAAGGCTTGAGCATTGTCAACAAGATATTGGTTAAAGGTAGTTTGTCCAACAAGTCCTAAATGCGCCGCTTTATCCTGCATGCGTGTTGGTTTCACAACAACAGGCAAAAGACGACGACGCAATGCTTCAGCAGCGTCTGTAATAACAGGAACATTGTTAGTCAAAACAGTGTGAAGACCGTGGATACGTTTGATTACAGCATCTTTGGTTTTCTTTTCGTCAGAAATGTAACCGTCAGCAATAAAAGATTTAATCATAGAGATGTCTAAACCTTTGAAATTATGCTCATTTCCCAGATTTGGGTCATTGAATTCTGCTTCTGAATACACAGTCATACGTGTAGTTGGAAGTGTTGATGTTGCAAAACGGTTGTTTGAAACAAAATATGTGTCAAATGATGGACTAACTGTAGAATACAATTCACCCATTAAAGCTTTAGTTAAACCAGTAATCAGAGATGATTTCCCAGAGCCACCTTGGCCTGAAGATACAACCATCATCTTAGAAACTCGGTCATCATGGATATCTACGTTAGATAACGCTGCACCAAAATACCATGACAAGGCAAGTTTGCTGTCATCGTCTAAAAACGTGTCCAAAAATGTGTCAACAAGGTGTTTTTGCTCTTCTGTGAATTCAGCATTTGCTGGGTTTTCGTAATCTACACGTCCAGTTGCTTTAAATTTATCGCTTAATTCACCTTGATAAAGCATATATTCATTTACACGTGGTAATTTACGTGAAGTGATATTGTTGACTTGTTTTTGCAAGTCCATAAAGAACTCATTTTTATCCATAAGATAAGCCATTAATTGATTGCTAATCAGGGATAAATTCTTGTATTCCTCTTGTTTTTCTGCTGGTAATGCACTAATACGAGCTAATTCTTCTTCAATCGCTTTTGTAGCATATTTGACAGCTTGCAAACGGAATTGGTGATATGTATTACTTTCAGAATCACCATCAACCATTTGTGTTTCATGTACAAAGAGACCCTCATTGTCTTCACCCTCAGGCATAACGAACCCAACAACCTCAGCACGAGATTTGACACGTTCAGTATAGATAACTTGGTCACTTTCAAAGTTCAAACGAACAGATAAACGGGCAGGTTTTTTATCACCACGTTTTAAATTCTCAAAAATAACTGTTCGGAACATATTAGTTGGTTCAACCTCAACGAACTTATCATCTTGTGAATGGTCAACCTTAACACCTAATCTTTGTAAAAGCTCTGCGGCTGTTTCTGTCATCATCATACTCCTTGTTTTCTTCGTAATTTATTATGTACTAATAGTATAACACATAAAATGTCAAATGTCAAGACCCCATAAAATGAATAATTATTGACAATTTATGCATATTAAAATCATACATATGTAAAAATGTCACATTTTGTCACGTCCCCGAACCCCGTCATATCAACGTTTCAAG